ACGGCATACGATCGGACGATGACGGTCCAAGCGGAGGGCTGGTGTGCAGCCGAGAACAGCACGCCAGGTAACGCCGCTCTGGAGGCGGTGGATCTGATGGATGACATCATGCGAGCCCTGGAGGCCGATCGGAGTCTGGACGGCAACGTGCGGGACATCGAGATCAGCGCATCCAGCATCGACGGGCAAGAGCTGGACAGACCGGGGCTGGGGCTCTGCATCCTCTCCCTCTTGATCCGCTACACCGAAGCCTCTGGAGCGTAGCCCATGGCATGGTTCGACACATCATGGAACAGGCGAGCACCGGCAGCCGTGGACCTGCACGCGGGTGCGGGGACGGTTGACATCAAGGTAACGATTCCGCCGGACATGCCCAGCTTCTGGGACCACGTCATGTCCAATGGAAACGACGTACGAGTAACCGATGGGGTGGGGAACCTGCTGACGTTTCAACTCGACTCCTGGAACTACTCAAACAAAACAGGCATTATTGAGATCGATGCCTGGGCCTCCCCGAACGTCACAGCCGCCACGAACATCTGGATCTACTGGGACAACGACAACGATCCCGCGAGTGGGGCCGGATCGTTTACTATCGATCCCAGCTTCAAGACTGGCTATATCGAGATCGGCAACCCTGGCAGTGGCTCCGAGTATGTGATCAACGCCAAGCCCGAGCCAGTAGGCGCGACTAATAGCCGCCTGAACCTGGCAAAGACGGCAGCCGAGATTCAGCACATCTGGTGGAACCTGCTCCCGGTGCTGATGAAGCGCCGCACGGCGGGCGCGGGCTCCCTGCTTCTGGAAGAGGTGGAGACCGCCACATACACAGTGAAGCACAGCGACACCACCGACACCACCGCCGCGATGGGGATCACCGGATCCATGCGTACGCTGCACCCCGCGTGGGTGATGACGCCGATCCAGGGCGGGTCCTCGACTGCGAACTATGTCATCACTTTGACGGTCACCACCACGGCAGGCCGTACCCTCAACTTTCACACCACTATCAAGGTGCGCGACATCGCAGCGCCCACCCCATAGGAGATCATCATGGCTTCAATTTATTCGGGCAGGGGCGCTGCTGTCGGCGCTGGCGAGGAGAGCACCTGGGGCACAGCCGTGGCACGCTCAGCTTGGCGGCCACTCATCAGCAGCAACTTGCTACGCACCATCGAGCGGATCCCGCGTCCGAACCTCCAGACCGGAGCCACTGGCGTGATGAGGCGATCCCATCTCACAGCATCCGATTCGGCAGGCGGCGCGGTGTCCATCGAACAGACGTATGAGAACACCGGCATCTGGCTCAAGCATCTCATGGGCGCGGTAACCACCACCGGATCGGGACCATACACGCACACCTATACCCTGGGCACCCTGCCCACTGGGCTCACGATCGAGAACGTGCGAGGCACGGGGACCAGTGAGGTGTTCGAGGGCTGCCGCATCGCTTCGGGCTCTTTCGCCATCTCATCCGGTGGCGTGATGGCTATGGACTTCGATGTGATCGCTGAGACATCAGCAGCACGAGGCGCAGCCGCCACCCCGTCCTATGGGGCAGGGGATACCGTGGTCCTACACAGCCACGCCGGGCAGTTCAATTTCGACTCTGCCAACTATGACCTGGTCTCGATGTCCCTCACGGTCAACAACGCACTGGCCCGCCGTCAGCTCCTGGGCTCTGCGGTCACGAAGCAACCGCTTCGATCGGACTTCCAGAGCGTTGAGCTGAGCGTAGAAATTGAGGTGGAGGATACGCTGTATACGGCGCTTCTGGCGGACACGAGTGGCGATGCAACCATCTCCTTTTCAAGTGCCGCGCTGTCTGCGACCTTCGTAATCCAGAACGCCTACCTGACGGCTGCCAGTGACCCTGTCACATCAGCCGGCATCATCAGCCAGTCCCTGACCTTCGTGGGTGAGTCGGACGGCACGGATGAGGGGCTGAGTATCGCTATCGTCAACGCTAACAGCAGCGCCATCACGGGCGGCTGATCTCACATGCTCTGGGGAGGGCTACACCATGACAACGATCCTACATGCGATTCAATCCGCAGCGACAGACACCGTAGAGGCCGCCGGGATGTACTGGCGCGTCCGCAAGGTATGCAGCGCCGACTTGGCCAAGGTGGGCTTCGCCGCTCTGGCGATGTCTGCCCCTGCCGAGGACCCCTCATCAGGGGCCTCTGGTGACCCTGTGGGGGACCTGGCCGACCGGGTAACCCCTAAGCAGGCCGAGCAACTCGCGAGCCTTCAGGACGCCACTGTTGCCGCAGGGCTCACGGCGGTGTCAGAGGACGGGGAGGAGTGGACCCCGCTCAAGCTGGTGATCGACCCGAACAGGGAAGACCCGGACGCTGGTGTGCTGTGCGTCAACAGCCTGCCAGCCACGGTGGTGGCTATCTGCTTCGAGGCTTGCATGGCATTGAGCACGGACGATGGGAGGGCAGCGGATCGACTCCGCTCCTTTCGCGAAGGAACCGGAGGTGCTCCTGGGCCTGTGGCATCTGGGGAAGGCTCTGGGCAAATACCCGCACGAAATACTGGAGCTTGATCCGTGGGAATTGGGACTGTGCATGCTTTGCTATCAACAGGCGGACGCGACCAGCGCCCAGCTCCTGGATCGGATGGCGAAGTCAGGCACCCCCGTCTTCCCGACTGTGGTGATCAAGGGCTGAGGGGGTAGGGCATGGCCAGTGGAACGATCGAGAAGATCCTACGCCTGAAGGACGAAGCAAGCCGTCCCCTGTTGAAGATGGCAATAGCCGCAGAGAAGGCGGCCAGCGGGGTCGAAGACCTAGATGGCGCAGTGGCAGAGATAGAGAAGGCTCTATCCAAGCTCGACACCGAGGCCGATGGCGCTGCCGATGCCCTCGATGATGTGGCCGACGCAACCCATAAGATGGGCAAGGAAACCAAGAAGGCAAAGGACCACAGTGCGGCCCTGGCTGGCTTCATGGGCGGTATGGGTGCCGCTGCCATGAACAAAGCGATCGAGGGAGCCACGGCCCTTGCCCGCGCCTACGTGGGGATCGGTGTGTCATCTGTTCAAGTCGGCGCACAGATGGAGAGCTTCGAGACGCAGTTAACCGTCCTCATGGGATCCGCTGGTACTGCCCGGAAGCGCCTGGATGAACTGTTTAAGATCGGCACAACCACACCGTTCGAACTGTCCAGCCTGGTCGAAGCGGAGGTCAACCTTCGGGCTCTTGGCGTGAATGCGGAAAAGAATATGCCGCTCATCATGGACTTCGCGGGGGCCATGAATGTGGACCTGGCAAGCGCCGCTGTGGAGGTCGGGCGGGCCATGATGTTCGGCGCGGGCGCTGTGGAGACCATCAGCGGTCGGGCGCTCAGGGCTCAGGTAGAACTGCGCACGGGTCAGGATGCTCTGAAGATGAGCACCGCTCAATTCCGCGCGGCCCTGGTGGATACACTCACGGATCCGCAGGGCATCTTCGCTGGTGGTACTCAGAAGCTGGCGGCGACCTTTAAGGGTATGCTCTCGAATCTATCTGATGCCTGGTTCAAGTTTCAGAAGGAGATTGCAGACGCTGGACTGTTTACATTCGCCAAGGCAACCCTCCAGATCATTCTCCAGCGCATAGATGACAGCAAGCAATCTACCAAGGAGTGGGCCGAACTGACATCAACCACCCTGGTCTCCTCCTTTGAGGGGATCGTGGTGGCTCTGGGATTCGTCGGCCAGCAGATGGCAGCACTTCGGATCCTGACCCTCGTGGTGGAGAACGCCTGGCATGCGATCGTCCTTCTCATCGCTGAGCTGCAAGGGATCCTTGTATCTGTCCTGAACACTACCAGCGAGTGGATGGTGGTGCTGACTGGTTCGGATCCTGCTCTATTGCGGGAGGGTGCAGAGAAGCTGGAGGAGATAGAGGCCCGCGTTGCGGTCCTGACAGACACGATCCTGACTAACCGGGAGCAGATGCTAACCCTGGGTGAAGCATACGTAGGACTAGGAAAGGCTGGCGAGGTATTCGATGAGATCCGCGCCCGGGCCGAGAAGCTCGATGGACTCCGGGCGAAGGTGTCCGTAGATGTAGACCTCGACATCGACAAGGACACGCAGGCAGCGATGGCGGCGCTAGGGATACCGATCCCCGGGATAGTCTCTGCCCCATCGGGCGCGAAGGCCCGCCCATCTGGCGGCGGCGGCGGCGGCGCTTCCAAGGCGCAGGGAGTCTTCGAGGGACTACGCCGACAGATGGAGGGGCTGATCCCGAAGAAAGCCCTCAGCGATGTGGAGAAGATGTCGCAGCTTCTGGCGGATATGCGGGAGACCATGGCGACCACGCGCAAGTCATCCCGCCGTGACTGGGCCGGACTGATCAAAGAAGGAGAGACCGCCCTGCGGGAGCTTCGAAAGAAGGAGATGTCAGATATCCGGGAGGGCATGCGGGAGAGCCTGGAAGGCATGGGTGCCGACATAGAGCGCGCATCGGCACAGCTTGAGGAGCTTGGGCCCACGCTGCTCAAGACCATGGACGATGCCAGGAAGGCACAGCGGGAGAAAGTAGCCGGTGCCATCACCGCAGGGATCCAGGGCATCCAGGATCCCACGTCCCTGCTTGCCATGGCTGGCCCTGGTGGTGCCGCTGCGGGTGCTGGTCTGGGCTTGCTCCAGACAGACCCGAAGGAGATCGAGGCGAAGCTGGGTGGGCTGGTGGATGCCGCCAAGAATGCCGGCCCCACCCTCCGTGTGATCCTGCGGGATCTGATACCTGCCTTCATCGCTGAATTCCCGGCTGCCCTGGTGACTGGCCTAATCGATGCCCTCCCGGACATCGTGGAGGCGTTCATTATCAAGCTGCCGATCGCACTGGCCGAGGCACTGATCAAGGCCCTCAAGGCTCTGTGGGATTCATTCGTTCAGTTCATCCTGCGGATCATCCCTGGGAAGCAGAAGGGAGAGAAGGGCAAAGAGGCTGGCGTATTCCGTCGCGCGGGCGCGTCGATCGGGGATCTGTTCCGAACCAAGGAAGGCAAGGCAGAGGCCAGAGAGCGGCGCGGGTTCGCCACTGGGACCGCATGGGTGGACCGCACTGGCCTGGCCATGGTTCACCAGGGAGAAGCCATCCTGCCCGCATCAGGCACCATCTCACAGTCCGTCAGGGGCAGAGCAGGAGGAGGAGGCCAGGTGATCAACGTGAACGTGAACGGGATCATGGACTCGAATGTGATCGACCAGCTTGGGCGTCAGCTCAACCGCCACTTTGGCACGATGGGCCGATCCACCCTGCCGATCTTCGGGGGTGGCTGATGGGCAATCCCACGCTGTACTACTACCCCACCACCAGCCTCACAGCGGGAACGGTGGGCCTCTTGGAAAAGGTGGACTTCGGGGAGCCCCTATCGGACCTCCAGATCACGCCGATCCGGCGGGTGTCCGATTCGGTGAGCCTGAGCGGCAGAGCCTCCCGTACCTCCTGGCAGTCTGGGATCAGCGTGCGGATCGTCCTGGAGCGGTTCACAGATGACGAGCTTGCACGGCACCTGTACTCCTTCTCAAGCCATGCAGAGAGGGGCAAGCACTTCGGGTTCGCTGTGGACTCTGCGAAGGCGGTGGCGGTGGTCCCACGGGGCACAGGCTGGACCAGGGGCAGCACATCAATCCTTGGGGGTGGCAACATCTTCCGCAAGTGGGAGTCATCGGCGGATCTGGCGGCTGATGACATCGTACACATCAGCGACCCGGCACCGAAGAACAACCGGGAAGAGCACAAGCTGGATGCGTTCACGCTGACCACATCGACCAGCAACATCACCCTGGATAGCGCCCTTCGGTATGACCACGCCTATCCGGCGGCCTTCCGCCACCGGGACTTCTTCCCCGTGCTGTACGTGCCCGAGGCTGAGCTGAGCAGACCCATGTTGACGCACGACCACCGGATCTCGTGGACGTGGGAATGCCAGGCAATTCTAATGCCCTGGTGGGCTGCCACTCTGGCCGAGCAGGCGGGTAGCTTTGCGGCTACCACGGCAGACAGTGACGAGGCCACGGACATCGACAGCCTTATGCGGACTGGAACCACAGCAGCGATCATGCCAGACAGCAAGGACATCGGCGGCACATACGAACGGATCGATCCACGGGTGTCGGATATGTTCACCCCCACCTGGTGGCGTGGCTGATGCCATGGGCTCCAGACTGGAAGGCGGCGCTATCAGACGCACAGCTCGAACCGATCCTGCTGGCCGATGTGGGGACGTTCGCCTGGTCTGATTCGGACGTGTGGGCCGTGACCCCCCTGGGCTGGACCTTCGGATCTCAGTCGTGGGTCCCTGGCCTCGCGGCTGGGCTACTGAACCAGACGCACGAGATCGTTGACGTTCGGACCAGTGGGCAGTCCGTGAAGATCCGCGACTGGACCACGACCACCGGATCGTTCTCCTTCGCTCTGACCAGCACGAAACCCGGTACGGCTGATCTCCCCTTCTCCCCTGCCGTCCGGGGGATGCATGTGCAGATGCGAATGGGCTTCGCTGGCGGTTATTCGTCCCTGGGCTTCGAGGTCATCGCCCGAGGCATGATCGACAAGATATCCAGGAACGGCGACACCTGGTGGATCCACTGTAGAGACGCACTCGATGTGCTCAGGACAAAGCGCGTCAGCCCGGACGATCCGGACTTCACCCCGGTCCAGTTCTTCGAGAGCGTGGGGAAGAGCACAGAGATCACGTCGGGCCACGCCTGGGCCAGTGGAGGAGGGAACGATCTGTATGTGGACGATCTCAGCATCTTTGAGAAGTCCGCCCGATCGGGGGCCGTGGGCGTTGCCAAGGTGGAAGGCGGCGGCGGGCGGGATGCCTGGTGGTTCGTTTACTCCGCCAAGAGTGCAGCCAGTGGCGCGGGTACCCTGACCGCTTCGGGCTCTTCGGACTGGTTCGGGAACCTGGTGGGAGGCGGGACGTACCCAGCGGGAACCGTGGTCACGCATTATGGGGTGGTCGCTGGCAAGCCCTGGAACGTCTATGCGCGCCTGATGCGGAGCACGGGGGCTGAGTCCTCCTCTGGATTCGATACCCTCCCCAGTGAGTGGGGATGCGGGCTCCCGCTGTGGATGATCGACACGGACGATATCCTGGCCATGGGCTCGCACCCTTCCATGTACGATCGCAGCACAGGATCGGCCATCGTGCCGAAGTGGACACCGTTCTTCCTGACCGCTGTGGATGACATGCTTCGGGTAGTCACCGAGGGGCTCGCACAGTTGAACATGTGGCCGGTAGTCCTGGAGGACCAGCTATCGATCCGGCTGGCCTATGACTACCGCTACTTCGACCCGTTGATCGTGGACTGGATCGATGATGACTGGATCGTGTCGATCGATTCCTTCGAGCTGTTCCACCCGGACGCGGCTGTGCAGTTCCTGCGGGTGGGAGGCGCGTACACTCACACCGGCGACCTCTACTCGCTCCGGGGTGATGACCCCGACTCCCGGCCCTGGCTGGAGAAGTACGAGAAGACGATCGGGGCCAACGGGAGAACCGTAGGCGGCACCGCAGGAACACCAGACACGAAGACCTGTTGGGAGGCTGGCGTAGCTACAGGCGCGCATGCAGACTCCAGAACACAGAGCGTGAACGCCCACACCTGGTACACAAAGATCCCCGAAGCCCTGACCATCACAACGCGAACCTTGCGTTATGCCCCACTCGTGCCCGGTGATCTGGTCAGCGTGACCAGCCGTCACATCCTGGGCCGGGATGGCTTGTATGATGAGGAGACCCTGATGGTTACGAGCGTCACCCCTGACTGGCTACGGGGCCAGGTTACTCTCGATCTCGCACGGCTACCCCGCCGCAATTCTTAAAGGAGCCCACCATGGCCGAAACACTAGACGGATCCGCATACCCGCAGATCACACGCTTCACCCTTGGCAGCTCTGATGTCGCCACCCAGGTAGTGATCCCACCATCAGCCAGCAAGGCTACTGTCCGGTTCGAATCGAATGATGGAAAGCTCAGCATGGTTGGCACCGATGGCGGCGCTATCAATGCGGCTTACATCATCTGTGCTGGGAACACTACAAACGAATTCAGCCTGCTTGATGGGCTGGGCGTGTCCAAAGGCGTCACATCCTTTTTCGTGGCTGCCGCCACTGGCTCCACTCTCTGCTCAGTAATGATCGAGGGATAGACCATGAAAAGCAGCACACCCCCCACTTCAGCATCCCCCACATTCACCACCGTCACCGCTTCGGGCTCCGTGGCCGTGGCCGAGGGTGCATCATTCGACATCGCGACGCCCCTGCTACCGACCACGGACCACACTGCAACGGGCCTCACAGCTCAGATGCTGGCGGGTGGCCCCATCGGTGCATTCGAGACCGTGTGCATCCACACCACCACAGACGAGGTCGTGATCTCCGATGCGGACGCTATCGCAACCATGCCTGTGATCGGTATCGCCCCGGCTGCCATCTCAGACACCAACACCGGGACGATCCTGCTTCAAGGCTTCATCCGGGACGATACCTGGAACTGGACCCTGGGCGGCATCCTGTACGCAGACAACACCACCGCTGGCGGGATGACACAGACCGCGCCGAGCGGGAGCGGTGACTTTGTCCAGGCTGTGGGTGTGGCCCTCTCTGCGGACGTGGTCTACTTCAACCCGAGCCTGACTCTGGTCGAGGTAGCCTGATGGCTGATATCGGAAAGGTCAACAGCGTGGCGGCGGGGTCCATCGCATCTGTTAGCAGCGTGGCGTCGGCCAACATCGGCAAGATCGGCAACACCGATCTCCCTGCCGGGGGCGCTACGCTGTGGGTCTGTGCCGCTGAGGATGGCGGCATAGCCACGGCGGCTGCTGCTGATCTCAATGACTGGACCGGCTACGACGCTGTCGGGCTAGGCAACTCTGACCACATCACACTTGCAGTGGGTGAGGATGGAAGCGGAGGCCCCCGCTGGGTGGTTGGCACGGACACCCACCCGCACGAGTTGAGGTATTCAGACGATCCCACGGATGGTCAGGACTGGATCAGCGTGGATATCGCAGGCGATGTGTACGGGGTGGGCTGGGGCAACGGTGTCTGGATCTCTGTTGGTCAAGCGGGAGAGCTGCACCGCTCCACGGATGGCGCGTCATGGACACGGATCGACCTATCTGCCACCGGCCAGAATGTTGCTGGCTGGACCAACGGCGTGATCATCTGGGACGTAGTCACCGATGGGGCCGGGAACTGGATGTGCTGCCAAGGCGCGAACATATTCGGCAGCACGGATGACGGTGCCACATGGGCACGGATTGCCGAACTGGATGATGCTGGCGGGTTGAACATCGGAGCCGGGTTTACGGCTACATCGATGGCATACACTGCCAGCCGCTGGTCTGTGTATCTCTGGGCATCGGGTCCTAATCGGACCTTGGTGTGCCATGCCGCAGCGGCGGACACGGCTGCCTGGGCCATCTGCACAGTTGGCGGCAGTCCCCCAAGCGGGCAAGCTCTGGTCGGCAAGCTGGCCCGGCGGATGGCTGGTGGTGGTGGGACGGTGATTATCACCTATGCCAACGCAATCTCCCGGAGCACGGACGCTGGCCAAGACTGGACGTTTACAACCAGCACCCTGCCGAGGACGGACGCGCGCGACGTGGCCACCGATGGTCAGGGGAACTGGGTCATAGTCCACGATTCTGGCCGGATCTCCGTCAACACCAACGATGGGGCCCCCGGTTCCTGGGCCGAGCAGACCGGTGGCCAACTTCTATTCCCCAGCAGCACCGAGAACATCGAGGCCGTGGCCATGAATGTTCCGTTGCCCGTCTAATCCTGAAGGAGAAACCATGTTCAAGCTCATTCCCGATCGGCTCCGTAGCCGCAAGCTCTGGATCTCAGTGGCTACCAGTTGTCTGGTGGTGCTCGTGGTCGCCGTGTTCGACATCCCAGAGGAGCAAGCCACCACCATTGTGTCCGGCATAGTCGGCACGGCGGCGGCATATCTGCTGGGCCAGGGCATCGCTGACCACGGCAAGAATGGCTGATGTGCTCGAAGCTCTACCCTGGATCATCTCGACCACCGCTGTCCTGGCGGCACTGGTGATGCTTTGTCTGAGTGGCGCTAAGCGTAGACCAGCCGGCAGTGGGCCCACGCTGCGCCGTGCGCGCGTGGATGCCGCCCAGACCAGGCGGGAGGTCCAGAAGGCCACACGGGCGAACCTGGCCCGCATAGCGGCAGCCCTGGAGGGTGATGACCCAGAGGGAGATATCGCCGGGTTGGTGGATGAGGCCGACGGGGAGGGAGGGTGATCCGCGTCCTGGTGCTGTTGCTGGGCCTTTCCTGGGCTGGAGGTGCTCTGGCTCAACCCTCCCCGCTGGTGGTTCCTGCACCCGCCAGGGAGTGCCTCCAGTCCTTTCCCATCCGACCAGGCGAACCCCTGCCGGGTGGGCTTGTGGATGGCCAGGGTGTGGCTATGTGTGGGGGCGTGCTGATACCCACCACCCGCGCTGCTGAGCTACTCCAGGCAGACGCCAGGGAGCGGCTGCACATAGCGGATATCGAGCTGCTCAAGGTCCAGCGGCAGGATCTCCGGGACCGGCTGAAAACCCAGGGACATCCGTGGGTGCATCGTCTGATCGGTGGTGCCGTAGGCGTGACAATCGGGCTAGGTGTGGGACTGGTGGTGGGCGCGTACTATACTGGCCCTGGAGGTTCCTAATGGCTGCACCCTCTTGGCTCGATTCCAAGCTGATCATCTTTGGGATCACGGTGGCCACGGCTGGCGTGCTTGCCTATGGTCGGCTTGAGGCCCTGGGTGCATCCGTGGACCGGGTCCAGACCAGCATAGACGAGCAGGGAGACGGGCTCTCAGAGCACATCGCCAGCCCTGATCACACGGTCAGAGGGATCAAGGTGGCCGCCCTGGAGAGCGACCAGGCAAAGATCGAGACGAAGATCGAGCAGATCGACGTGAGACAGCAGCGCATGGAACGGAACCAGGTCCGCATGTGCCTAGCCTGGGGCGTCAAGGACTGCGAATGAGCGCCCCCACGGTGGAGGACATAGCTGACCACCTGCGGGGGTTGGGCGTGACCGTGCATGACATGCGTGGGAACCTGGCCACCCATGCCACCCGGACATTCACTGACCGTGACGTGGGCAGCCTCCAGGGTGTGGCCTTCCACCACAGCGCAGGCAGTACGGGCGGGCTGGATAAGTTCCTGAGCATCGCCCGGTACCATGTGGGCCCCAACCACATCAGCGGATCCGGCTGCCCTGGCATCTGCTACACGATGGGTGTGACGGATACGGGGGAGGTGTGCATCTTCCACCCGCTGGAGGCTAAGACCTGGAGCCATGGCAACGCGAACCGCTCGCACGTCGGGGTCCTGGTCTGCGGTGACTTCTCCACCCCTGGCCATGATGCCAAGGAGCCCACACCTGAGCAGCTCTGGGCCGTGTGTTGTGTAGCCCTCGCCTTCCGGTCTGCCTTCGGTGTGGGCTTCGGGTTCGCTGGTCACTTCGACTTCGGGAAGCCTCGATGTCCAGGGACCACGATCGAGACCATGGTGCGGGCCATGCGGACCCATGTGGAGCAGCCCCACGATACGGGCAGCCTGGACACCCTGGGAGCGGTTCAGACGGCACTGGCGAAGCTGGGCCATACCCCCGGCACCCCTGATGGAATCATGGGCCCGAAGACCCGTGGTGCTATCTGTGCGTTCCAGAAGGCGGCAGGGCTCACCGTGGACGGAGTGGCTGGCCCCAGGACGAAGGCAGCCATAAGCAAAGCACTGGCCGACGCTACCTGAAAAGCGCCGTGCGCTCCCCCTGAAATAGGGGGTATCAGCAGGAATCTGTAGATTCTTTCAACTTTCTATTCGTTGCACGTCGTGGCATTCGGTGGGTTTTGGGTCCCCTTATTTCACTCCCCCCTCTTTACGGGGGGCCAGATGGGATTATACTCATGGGGCAAGGCAAGGAAGCCAAGCACACACGGAGAGAACATGTACAGCATCAAGATTTGGAACAACCCGGACAGCCAGCCCGAAACCAGGGAAGGGCTCCCCTACGGCTTGGCTTACGCCCTGGCCGTCAACGCGGGATTTGCGAAGTGCCAAGTCATTAATGAGTTTGGCATTATCGAGTTTGAGACCAAGGCCTAACCACCTCACCGGGGGGCTCTGCCCCCCACACACACGGAGAGACGACATGACAAAGACCGCACTTCTCAAGTCCATATCGGCCACCCTTAAGCGCCTGGGGTACGGGCGGGGCTGGGCGTACCAGGTCCGCTTGTGGGCCGATTGGGACACATACGATGATTGGGACGACCGCGATCACCCAAGCGGGGCGATCAATCCAGACCTGGAGGCGTGGTCCTATATGCGGGGCGACGTTGCTCCTGGCATGGTCGTTGAGGTCTGGTGTGCTCGCAGCATCGATGTGAGCAGGGATCGCCTGGGCTGGTATGAGCATGAGACGCTGTACCTGAACCCTGACCCCGATCACCCTGGGTGCGTCGTCGCGCTCTAACCACTCACCGGGGGGCTCAGCCCCCCACCACCCTCCACACACACGGAGAACGACATGGCATTGACAGCGACACGCAGACAGCAGGGCCCACCCACATCATGTCACCAGTGCAGCGAGGGCCCCATCTACGGGTTCGATGTAGTGGACACGGACCACGGTATCCATCGGGTGCTGTGTGCGGATTGCGCGAGGGAGGCCATCAGCGGCGCGGCGGCAGACGCGGCAATCCACGGCGCACAGCCCCCCACCACCCTCCCACACACACGGAGTCCCCATCATGATCGCTAAGCTATCGAACCGCCAGCCCGGCTACAGGATCGGGCCTGACCGGACCCAGGAGCCAGACCAGGACGGCATGGCACCGCTCGCCGTCAACGGTCTGACCGTCGTGGATGTCACCTGTCCGGGCTGTGGGCATGAGGACACCCTGTCCTATGGCGGCTGGACTGCCATCGTCTGCCGGGGCTGCCGGGTGGTCCTGTACCGCAACCGGCGCAGCAAGGAGACAGCGTGAGCAACCCAAGCGACCACGAGCAACCGGAGCCCCTGGCCCACTACGTCACGATCAAGGCGGTGCTGCCCCTGGTGCCGGATGACCCGGCAGGGTGGGATCAGAGCGCCCTGCTGGAGCATCTGGCAGATCATCCAGAGCAGATCGAGGAGGTGACCAGCGTGCGTCTGATACCGGAGCGCGCGCGCCTGGTGAAGTGGCGGCACCCTGACACGGGGCTCACTGAGGCTGAAGACTCCGAGCGGGGGCACTGATGACCACCCGCGAGATCCTGATCGATGCCCTGGCAGCGGCTGTGCTGCTACTCTTCCTTTGCGCCCTGATGGCGCTACAACACACGGAGGTCATACCATGACTACTCACCCCACCCTGCCCTATGTGAGGGGCTCACAGACCAGCCAGGAGGCAGCGGAGAGCATGAGGCCGCACGCCCCCACCATCCGGCACCGGGTCTTCCGGTACATCCTGGAGCAAGGCGAGCTTGGCGCTA